ATGGCAACAATTACACAAATCAAAGCTAAAAAAGGATATGCTTTTCAGGTTGATATAAGAGTCAAAGGTTACAAAAGAATCTACAAAACTTTTAGACATCCTGATATGAAAACTGCAAGGAAACTTGCTCAACAATGGGCAAGTGATATTGAACTGCAGATGCAAAAAGGAACATACAAAGAGCCTACACAAATCAAAGAAGATGATAACAGGGCATCAATAAAGACTGTTGCTGACCTACTGGAATATTTCAGGAAAGAGATTGCTCCTACTCGTTACTCTTATTCAGAAAAATATAATACTATGTATTTATGGTGGTCAGAAAAAATCGGTTCTATAAATATCCGCAACCTATCATCCTCTGATATATCAGCCTGCAAACAATACTTAATCAATGAAGATGTAAGAACAGGAAAAAATAAAGTAATCAAAAGAGGAGCAAATACTGTTAATAAATACCTCATGGCTCTTTCTGCAGTATTAACTTATGCAGTAAACGAGCTAGAACTAATTGAAACAAATCCGATAGCTAAAGTAAAAATATTGCCAAAACCAAGCGGCAGAGATAGGACTCTTTCTGTTGACGAGATTCCCCTACTTGCTCAAGCCTGCAAGGATATATCAGAAGATACTCTCATGTTCTTCTTACTCTTATTATACGCAGGGGGAAGATACTCAGAGATTCACACCTTGCAAGTTCATAATATTGATTTTAAAAATAGCAGGCTTTATTTCATAGATACAAAAAACAAAACAAATAGAGGAGTCGGTGTTGAACATTGGATTGTTGAACATCTTGCAAAGTATTTGAAAAAGAAAAATATTAAATCAGGTTATATATTTAGAAACAAAAAGGAAACAGGTTTGAAATATATGAGAGGGAATCTGCAGAAAGCAATCAAAAATGCAGGTTTAAAAGATTTTCATATACACGACCTAAGGCATACATACGCAACAACACTGGCAGAGAATGGAGCAAGCCTCTTAGAGATTGCAGTTGCTCTTGGGCATAAATCATTAGTAATGGCGAGGAAGTATTCACACCTTGCTGCAGACCATACAGATGCGGTCATAAGGAATGCAACAAGCACAATCAACTTAGGGATTGATATTGACTGAGAATATTATTAGTTTTCTTTTTGCGGTTTTTAATCCAAGCAAAATATTTTGCCTCATTGATAAGTATTCTGCCGCCATTCATACCGCCACCCTCGCAGACCTCAGCAAAGCCATTTGAATCTTTATAAAAATAATACTGCCTCAATGCTCCTACTGTTGGATAAGGATGATATTCATTCCACTTGGAAAGCGGAATCAATCTCTCTTTTTCCACTTGTTCAGGAGCAGGAGCAGAAATAAGTTTCTCAAGTGCTACAATCTTGAGAACTGCAGCTCTAAATTCTTTACCATATTTTTTTGTATATGCGTTAAGTTCTGAATCTATTATTGCTTGGATTTCTTCTTTATTTGTTTGCATCGTTTAATTCCCTCATCATTTTGTATGTATTAAGTTTGTCCTGTAGTACAGGCCCAATTTCTTTATGCCACCATTCTATAAATTGCTCTTGCTCCTCATTCGTTAAATGAGTTACTGTAACATAATGACCATAATTGCTTTTCACTTTCCCTTTGCATTTATAACCAACATAGAGCATGTGAGTTTCATCTTTAGACATTTTCTACCTCATTATAATTTTCACATCTACTTTTCCAAACAGATAAAAGAATCTCTCCAATACCCTGTTCAACAATTAGCTTTTCTCCGTTTATATAGATTCGTTCTCTGTCGTACAAATCTTTTTGTATATCTAATGTGCAAATTTTATCCACATCAACATATTGTCTTTCTCCAATTTTATAAATATGACTCATTGCAGCACCTCATTTATATAATCAATCAATCCTCTCATTGTAGTTTGAATCAAGCGATGAGTAATAGGGTCATCTTTTACTATGTACAATCTTTTTCTTATCTCGATAAGAGCCTGTCTATATCCCTCAACCTCTTCCTCAGAATACCAAGCTACTTGTTGTCCTAGTCCATTAGTTGTGTTCCACATCTAGCACCTCTTTGATTTTTGCAATAACTTGTTTTTCTCTAGCAGTATGGACAGGAATAACCTTGCTATGCAAAATTTTTCCTATATCTCTCAATGCTCGCACAAGCTCTGCAATGCGTGTACTATAATATAAATTTTTACCCTCTTTATAAGATATTATTTCGATACCAAATTTTGATTCTATTTCCTTGAGCTTTTGTTTAAGTTCTCTATTTTCCTGTTCCGTTTCGTTCCACATTCTCTGCATTCGTTCATAACTTGCTTGTTTAGAATCCTTGTACCGTTTTAATTTGTCATTCTCCGCAACAAGTTTGTCGATATAATAATCAATTCTATGAAACTCTCCTGTTGCATAGATTCCTATTTTTTTAAGAAATTCATTTTTCTTTTCATTTGCAGCTTTAAATTGCAAAACTAGCTGCTCTTTTTCTTTTAAAAGTTTACATGCATCTGACATGTGGCAATATGTATTTTCGTTGTGCATATTATACTCCTACCTGAATCTCATCTACTTCTCTTATTACAACTGGTAATCCAAACAATTTCATTTCAGGGATTAAGCTCGGCAAGTGGTATCTATTGCAAAGACTTCCAACAAACATCGCATCAGCACTGTTCATTATTATTGTCTTTGGCTCAAAACCTGCTACTTTTAGCATTTCAATTTTTTTGCTTGCTACACCTATAACATCAAGCATTTTATTCCGCCATTGCTCAACCATTCACGACCTCGATTCTGTTTGAGCAATAATTCATTCTGAGATTTTAAGAATTTGTATTCTATCTCAGGAACTGTTATCATTGCTTTTTTGCTTTGTTTCTTTTTATTCTTTGCCATAATTATCTCCTATCTTTCAGTAAGCATTTTTTGAACTTCATCCCAACTCATACTGCAGGAGCTTAATAAATTCCTGCCCTCTTGTTGCTTTAATTCAAGAGCTTTCTTTCTATCAAAATCTGTATAACTAGCCACCTGAGAACTTATCAATTCATTTAATGTATTAGGGTCAAGAGCATCTAACTCCCATGACATCTTGCCAAACTTTTTCATATATCCATCACATCTTGAATCACTTAGTTTTGCAGGATTTGGTGGTGGGGCAAACTCTTCAATCTGTTCCATATTAAGAGCAATTCTCTTAACTTTAACATAAGCCCCAAAACAATCATTCAGACGTTCTCTTATATCTCTAGTCATATCAATACCGCTTGGGTCGTGGTCGCCTAAGTGTAAGATGATATTATTTTTCCCTAAATTTTCATTACTGATAAACCTTTTGCTTGCCTCGTACATTGCAGTCTGAGAAACATACCCTCTGCAAGCAAAGAAATTTATATCCAATTTTCTGCAGATTCTTTCAACAACACCTGCCAATGCCTCTTTCTCAACCCAAACCTCAATATAATTTGGTTGGTCAATTCTCGTGTCAATCTTATAAACCCTTGAATAATAATCAATAATTTCTGCAGGATTATCCCAATGAACATTGCCCTCAAGACTTCTTGTCCTATCCTCAATTGCTGCCCAATCTAAATCTCCATTAAGTCTTGCATTACTGATAATATCTCCAAGTCTGTTATAGCTCTTCTGAGAATTTTCAATTATATCCCTTGCAACAAATTGGTAATACAACTGCCTTAAAGTCAGACTATATCCATCCATCTGGTATTCTCTGATTATTTTGTTTGCACTGTCAATAATCCTTTTGGTTTCAGGTTTAAAATTAAAATCATCAAATTTTTCTTTCATAGACTGCTCCTTTATTCCATCATCAGTGTGAGTTCCGCTCACAGACAGGCAAGCAATTTACTTGCCTGTTTCGGAAGTGTTACTGCTCTTCTGATGGGGGGGGGTAGTGCTATCAGCAAAAGATTTCAAAGTTTCAAGAAGTTTCTCAGGACTTAACTTACTGAATGATTCCAACATTGAATCTATCGGATTAAAATTTGATACATTTTGACCACACATTTGAACATACAATCCTTGTTCTGAGAGTATGGATTTGAAGTTCATCAAAGCATCATGCAAATCTGTGGAATGTTCTTTGATATATTTATCCCTCTCAGTCTTAAATTCTTCAGCTTTTATGTGTTTTTCATTAAACTTTTTAAAAGGAATAAACTCAACCGCCTTAAAAGTTAGCGTATGTTCTACCGCATAAAAATCTTTGCTTTTTAATTTATCCATGAAATCTTTTCTTGTATCATCTGATGCAATTTGTACTGTTTCTTTTGTCATATTTTTTTTCTCCTATAATGCTATGTCTTTAAATATTGCTATTGCATAACCTGCAGAATCTGCTATATCATAATCAAATTTTGCCGCCGTTCCCATTTTTAAAAAGGGCGATGGTGTCCTCTAGTAACTGTATTGATAAGATAATCAATAGCACTTCTGAGATGAGAAACCTCTGACTCTACTCCTTTAAATGATTCTTTCATTGGTTCTTGTACACTGTTTAGTTTAGAGATTGAATCAACAAATTCTTTAATATCAGGAACTTTAAAACCTGCAATATTATCAACAAGTTTTTTCAAGTCAGGCATAGACTGGAAATTTTCAGCAAGTTTTTTATAGTATTCTGCAGCCTCGTCAGCTCTTATTCTTCTTGCTGCCTCAATTTTTAATTCTGATTTTAAGTCTGCAATTTGTTCTGCTTGCTCAGATTTAAGATTGGATATTTCCTCTTTTAAACTTTCAATCATTTCATCTTGTGCATCTCTTTCGCACTGTAAAGTTTTAATCTCTTCTCTTAATTCTCTGTAAGTATTTGCAGCATCTTTAATCTTGCACAATTCATTCTCTGTTTCTGAGAGCTTGTTCTGTAGCTTGGCATAATCTCTCTTAATATCCAATAAGTCAGACTGCAAAGAGTTTCTCTCTCTTAATGCCTCAATACATCTTGAATGCACTTTGTTCACTTTCTTTTTCTCGTTTTCAATTTGCAATTTTGCGATTTCATCAATGAATGACATAATTTTCTCCTTTCTTTTTTATCAATCCATCATCAGTATAGGTTTGACCTATAGACGAGAGGGATGGCTCCTCTCGTTTCGGATTCTATCAACTACCCATAATCTCAGTGATTAACATAACCATCAATCCAATTGTTAATACTGAAATTATCAAATCTCCTAAAGTGTAATCTTTCATTCAGCACCTACTTTTTGAGATTGATAAAAGGAACTGAATTGCCCATCATGTACTCAGGAAGTTTTCCATCCCATTTTTTTACTGCCTCATACTCAACAAGAGCCTTGTTTTGAGTCAGTGCATTTGCTCTGATAGCCATTGACTTTGCCTCAGCCTCTGCAGAAATAACTTTCTGCTTAGCCTCTTCTTGAATTTGAACTGTTTTGTTTTTTGCTTTTAAAGCCTCTTGCTCCGCAGTTACTTTGCCCTCGATAGCTTTTTCAAAAGAATCTGAATAATCAATATCAGTAATATTGAAATCTGTAATATTGATATAATTGTCATCAAGTTGCTCTTGAAGTTTTGCCAAAATATCACTTGTTGCTTTTGCTCTGTTAGCAATTAAATCTGATGCATTCCATCTACCTATAACATTTTTTACAGTACCCTCAACAATAGGGATAAGAATTGTATCTTTATAATCCTTACCAACTTCCCTGTACATTTTATGTGCATTTTCAGGTTGCAAGTTATAATTCACAACATAGACCAACCTTGCTTGTTGAATATCTTTTGTAAAAACAGTAGTAGCAGGGTTTGTTTTTTGAGTCTTAACATTCATTGTATGAATCCTTGAGATAAATGGAGTTACAAAGTGGACTCCCTCAGAATAACTTTGAGGAGATACTTTTCCCATTGTTACCTTAACACCTCTTTCTCCTGCACCTACAATTGATATAGGATTACAAAGCATAAATAAAATTGATAGTATAACCAATCCTGCCACAATTAAGCTTGTTTTTAAGCTGTCCATTTCCTAATTCTCCTTTCTTTATGAACTTAATCCGCTTATAGCTATAGCAACCATAAATGCAACCAACAACAACATGAATTGACAAAATCCTCTGAGAAGTTGCTTGCCATAATCCTTATAGATGTTGATTCCTGTCAAACCGCTAATCAATAAGATTATTAGGTTTATAGTTGCTATAATCGTTAATAAAAAATAAATAAATCTCATTGTTATCATCCTTAAAAAAATAGGGGGCAGGAGGAGTTTGCCCCCAATGTACGTCATCAGGGATAGATGTTGAAATTAAAAATCGCTCAACACTAACAACCTTTCACAATTTTGTGTTTGTTCTTTTACAAAATCAGCCTCGTCAATAATGGCGGTTTCCTCAATGTTTTCAAATAAAGGACAAAGAACTTCTATTCTTAATTCATCATCATCGTTTCTAAAGAACAACAATTCGAGAGGTATCCCATAAGTTTTTTCTCCTGCTTTTGCAAAAGGCACATCCAACCAAAAACCTGTAGGGAAATGCTCTTCTCCATCGCAACCATCATCGAGTTTGTATGTGCAAGTATAACCCTCAGATTGACCGTTCTCTGATATAATAGGGTTTGATGTTAAGACAGATTTTCCAACCAATCTAAGCAAAGAAAATCTTTTAAACAATTCCTGAAAGTCGTTAATGCTTGGAGCAAGACCTTGCAAGAACTGCAAGAAACTTCTATGGTCATAAACCTTGTTGATGCCATTTTTGACTAAGTTCCATTGTTGAGAGTTTAGACGTGTAAACTTAATTGTTTCCTCTCCAAAATCGTCATCAGGTATAAAATAACCGCCTGAAAGATTTATCTTTACAGTTGCATTTGCCCCTGTTTCGTTTTCTCTTCTCATCAACTCTTCTTGAATAATTGTTGTAAATGCCTTTACACTTCTTACCTCTTTTGCATCAGGTGTTGAGGCGTGTTTCTCGTATTCTTTAGCAGCATCATTGTATAAATAAGTTTGTTTTTTGTTTGTATATCTTCCGTAAACTGTTACATCAATCAGCTCAGGTCTTTTCTTATCCTTTAATGCCTCTATAGCCTCTTTTATTAGTGTTGTTTCCATAATTTTCAATCTCCTCTTTTTTATTACATTTCATTTTGTGCAGCAGCATCTTTTCCTGATAACTCTCTGACTTTTGATTTTTCTGTATCGAACAATCTCAATTGGTCAGGGTCATCAAGATACATTCCACCAGTTCTTGAATCTCTGTAGAATGAATTTGAATGACATCCTCTTGGGATTTTCTTTGTTACATCTGCAGAGATGTTAACTGCGTTTTTGTTTTTCTTGTCGCATTGAAACTTAATCTGAATAGTCAATGAGCCATCACGACCATACTCAGCAACTTTTTTTGAAACATCTGAGAAAACTTTTTCAATGCAATCTTCAAATTTTCTAACTCGGTCATCTTCATCAGTAACTCTCATAACTGATAACATGTCCATAAATTTGAGTTTTTCGTTTGACATTTTATTACCTCTTTCCTTTCTCCAGTTCTACTGGTTTGAATATTTCTTCTTCTTTATCAAGGTTTTCAATCCTATATCTCAAACCTTTTTCCATTGTCTTGAGTAATCCATCTGCTCTATATCCACATCTCGGACAATTGAATCTGTTGTTTGTCATATATCCGCAACAACTGCAGATGTACATTCTGCTTGGAAACTTTTGAAAAAATTCCCTGTATGTCTTGAACACTTCTAACTGCATTATTTTTTCAACAGGCGGAGTTGTTTGACGTGAATCTTCCACACTTCATTTACCCCTCGTCATCATCTGCAATTTCAAATAAGCCATACCAAGCACCAAGCAAAGCAAAAGTAATAACCCCAAGAAATAAACCTAATACTATGCTCAACAAAATACCTAACAACATTAACATTGCTCTCCTTTCCTCTTGTTCAATTCTTCAATTGCTATCTCGATAAGCTCAGCAAGTTTTTCATTGCTCATTAGACTTACTGCAAATTTTAAATTTTCTGTTTCGCTAGACATCTGTACTTCTCCTTAGTACCAATAAGCTCCAAACCAAGAACACATCATCTTTTAATCTACCTTTGAGCTGAACTTCATCTCCAACTTGGATTGTGTTTCTATCCCAAGATACGCACATTCTTGGCTTACCGCTTGAGGACACGCAATAAAAAACACTCTTGAATCTATACTTATTTTTTTTAGAATCGTAATATTCAATATTCTGTTCCTCTATCTCTAAAACTTTTGTGTGGATAATAATTGCATCATCCGCAAACTTTGAAACAAATTTTTCTCTCTTCTTTTTTCTAGCCATTATTAGCTCCTTTGAAAATTACAATCGCAAGAGAGTTTTTGAATACTGGCATATTCTCTCCAGTATCAGGATTAACAAAACAAACACCTTTCCTTAAAAACTCAATATCAACATTTGGATTCGCAGCCCTGCCACCATCAAGAATGTAATCATGCCAATATTTTGTTTCTGTTCTAGCAGGGATGAGCATATAAGTTGTATAACCTTTTTTCTGCTCCTCTGCAGCCTTTTTGATAAACTCTTTGCATAAAGGGAATGGTGGATTACACCAGTTCACAGGGAACCAAGTTCCTTGCAATCCGTTAGAATCAGAAATCTTATTCCCTGAGTTTAGAAATAATCCATCTTTTCTGTATCTCATCTTTGCAGGAATATTATCCTGAGAGCAGCATACATCACAATCAAAAAGCTCTAATCCATGAGTATCAAGAATGTACTCAACAATTTCTGATGGAGTTAAATAATCATCTCGTTCTGCAGTGAAATTATACTTGCCCATTACTATCTCCTAGTTCTTTGAGTTTTAATTCTTTTATTTCGTTTCTATCAATATCAAACTTTTTGAGCAGAGGCTCTGCGTTTGCATAGATTTGCAGCCTGTTTAAACCTTTAAGCCATTGGCAATTTCTTAGTAAGATATCGACTGCCTCAACACGAGTGGAAACTGTTTCAACATTAAAGGAATTTTTTTCCTGCTCAGCTTGTTCCATTTGTTCCTGTTTCTCTTGTGCTTTTCTTGCAGCAACCGCTTTTGCCCAACTTGCAATCTTGCCATATTCTCCATTGACGAGTTTTGGCAAATGGTTATCTGTCAGTAACCAGTTGATTGATGGGTTGAATTTTGGATTATTTTCAAACTTCAAAAGTTTAGTTGTATAAAGATAATCAGCAAGATTGTCTTTAAAGTTTTCAATTTGTTCTGAATACTTCAAGAAAATTGCAACCTCTTTGTCGTTAAGAACAGGAGCAACTCCATAGATTTCCATGTAATCGCTTTTTAATTTTGACAACACCCATCTTGCCTTAGCCGCTTTTGAATTTGCACTGGACTTTTCTTCTTGTTTGTTGATATTTTTCAGGATGCGGTCAGAAATATATTGCTCATTTTCAATTCTGAATAGTTCAAAATCATTAAGAACCATTTTCACAAATATCTCAGGGATTCTTAAATCATCAGCAATAACATCAGAATCAGTAACTGCTAATTGGTTACGATGCATATATTCGACAATTGCCCAAAATAGACCGTATGAGCCAAGAGCAACAAAAGACTCAAGCTCTTCTCTTGACATTTCTTTTGCTCTCTTTCTGAAAGAAAATAACATCTTGAGTATTTTCTCATCTTGACGAGCTGCGATGTCGTGTGAAAAATATGGTTCTGTTATTTCGGAAACTTTTGCCATCTAAAATTCCTTTTATTTTTCTTAACTTCTGAATCTGTAAAATTCAGTCAATACACCTTTTGCAAGGTCATCAAGCATCATTGCGGTAGCTCTTGAGCGAGCTTGATGCTCAGTTGTTAAATAGTTCTGTTCTCTTAAAATTGCAGATATAGCCTTTGGCATATAGTACGCATCGAAAACAATCTTGGAGTTCTTTTCTTTAATAGCCCTGACCGCATTATCAAAATCAATACTCAATTCCTCATTCTCGTATTGATTGAAATCAGGAAGATATTTTCTTGCGACTTTTTTTATAAATTCTGCAATAACTTCTTTTTTAGGTTTTACAAATCGTGTCATAACTCTCTACTTTGAATCTTTTAAAATTTCTTCAATTTTGTGGTTTTTTACATATTCTCTCAATGCATCAATTACAATTTTTGTTCTTGAAAAATGTTTCAATCTTCCATAAGCATCTATAATTGCAAGTAATGACAAAGGAAAACCTACTGATTTTGATACTTGAACATCGTTGTCAATATCTAATTCAAGTGGATTCATTGTTTTTTCTCCTTTCTCCTACGGAAAAATTCCATTGCAAACTAACACGAAATAAACGGTCAATTTTTGCCGTTCTCGTGTTTTTGTGTTATTAGTTAGATAGATAAATAATTAAACTAACTAACATAATCTATTATAAGCAATTACTTAACTAAGTCAAGTGATTACTTATTTTCTTAACAAAACTTCATACAAAAGGAGTAGAAAATGAAAACTACAGGGGCAAGATTAAAGGCTATACGGCAATCGCTAGGCTTATCTCAGGAAAATGTGGCGGAACTGTTAGAAACATCCAAATCCTATATAAGTTTAGTCGAAACTGATAAAAGCAAGTTAAGTGTTGAGAATCTTGTTAAGCTATTGCTTAATTATGGCATAAATCTTAATTACTTACTAGCAGGAATTGGGCAGCCTATATTAGCATCACAATACGAGGATGTCAAAACCGAAATCCTCAAAGAAGTTGAAAAAATGTTGAAAGAAAAAGGTCTATAGCCTTATATATTCTAACAATTTTTTAAATAATGAGATGCCGTCATCTCCAAAAACGGATTTTAATGCATACAAGATTTGTGATAATTCATCTTTGTTCATACAGAACTCCTTTCTGTATATAAAAAGGCAGGTAATCAGAATTAAAGTATAGGTAAAGTGGGGTAAATATGCACATAGGATTTAAAGTTATTGGCACATTATTGTTTGGCAGTCCTCTTTTAAGTTATCTTTTAGGTATTATCATGACCATTGCAGACAGTATAAACAAGCCCAAAGATTTTAGCGATTATTTCTTTTCATTAGGTGGCAAGATACATAGAAAGTGGTATTTCTTTAATTGTTTAATACTGTTAACAATTACGTTAGTTCTAGGCTTTCTCTGTGCGTTACTTTCTAATTGGGTTATGTACATAATCTGTTTACCTTATTTCTTGATTTTATATATTTTACATTGGAATAATTGCCATAAGAGAATCAATGCTATTATAGATAATCACAAAATATCATTAACTCTCACAATAGTTTGGGCAGTTGTTTCAATATTTCTTGGTTTTATAAATAATAAAGTGAGTCATGAAATAGCTTTTGTAGTGAATTGTGGATTGACAATAATCTGGCTAATCTTAATTTTTACACCATCAAAAGATGCGGATGCATAACATTTCTTATGCGTTTGTTATGCATACGCAATGCGAACGCATTGCAAATGCATAGCGAATGCAAAGCACATGCAATGCGGTGCATAAAATCATGCATATACACAAATGAATGCGGTGCAATGCGTTATAAATAAAATAAAAGTAAAGTAAATAAAATTAAATAAAAGAAAATAATAAAAAAATATAAATATTTTTTTATATTTCAGACAGAAAGAAAATTTTTAATTTTTCTTTTTGTTGTCAAGATGCGTTAAATTATTGTTAAATAAGGCTTTTAGCAAAGGTGGTTACTCTCAAAGAGTGCCACTTTTTTGTTTTTAAAGAAAAGAATTAAAAAAGTCAATAAGAAAAATGAAAATGTAAACAAATGTAAATACGAATTTTTCAAGATAAAATCAGGGTTTTTGATAAATTATAAAAATTAACTGTTAAACAGATAATGATTTTCAGTTTGGCATGAGTTTAAAATCCAAAATATGAAACACAAACAGAATCTCCGAGAGGCTCTCAGAGGTCTAGTTTGCAGTGTAGATAAGTGAAATAGGCGAATTGCGGTTGAGCTGTCATCACTCCTTATCGGTGTAAGGTAGAGATGTTATGCTCGGAAAAGAAGAGAAAATGAGTCTTACTTGTGAATGTGGAAATAGTCTAAATAGGACAGAGGTTTGGATTCTTAAAGATACTGAGGATTTCGAGGCTAGAAAATTATTAGTAGGTGCTTGTCATAAATGCCATAGACCTGTTGCAACACTTATTGAAAAAAGAATTACTGATGGCAGAGTTTTTGTTAATGAGAATTACACAGGAAACTCAGCAGTAAAGGTTATCAAAAAAGAATCAAAAAGGTTCTTGAGTAAGTATTATAAAATCGAAACATCTCAATTGTATGGTTGGATTTATGGAGTTAATACAGAAATCCGCAATAGACAAGGGGAAGTTACACAAATCAGGCAGTATTCTTCTGATTATTATGGAAGAAAAAGCCTGAGTAAGAGGATAAATTGCAAAGGAGTAAATAAACACTGAAATCACTGCTCCTTTGCTCACATAAAGAGGATTAAATGAGTGAACAAAACAAAGACTTTATTGAAGAGAATCCTGTTGAGTTACCAAGATTAAGCACTCAGCAGAATTTGTTTGTTCGCTATTATGCAATTGAGAATATGTCAGGCACTGAGGCATATCGTTTAGCCTACAACTCTAAAGGTTCAACTCGTTCCTGTTGTGTTGAGGCATCTCGATTATTGAAAAACCCCAACATAACCCTATGGATAGACTTTATACAGAAAACTCAGAAAGAACATATCAGGAATGAAATCAAATATTCCATTGATGATGCGATGAAAGAGCTTGATGATTTGAAAATTATTGCACTTGAAAGCCTTGACCAATATAGCAGACCAAATGTTTCTGCAGCTACAAAAGCGGTTGAAATGAAATGCAAATTGAAAGGTTTAATGAGCGATGATGCAACAGTTAATAATTCTGTAGTTGTACAGATGGGAGATGTTGAAGTGAATGGAAATCCACTTGAGCTAAAAATAGGAGATAGCATTGCAGATGATACAAGCGAACAAAAAACTGATAGCTGCTTGCAAACTTCCTGCGATGTTGGATTTGCCGAAAAAGATTCTTCCTGTCCTGTTCAATCTGAATAATTATTCGCTTTTTCTTGTTGAGGGTGGAAGAGGCTCAGGCAAAACTCACTCAATCGGCAGGATAATTCTCTATGTTGGAGAAAAAAGAAAAGTTAAGGTCTGCGTTGGTCGTGTAATTAAAGATTCAGTTAAGCATTCAGTCTTAACATTATTCAAAGAGCTTATTGATGAATATCATCTCGACTGGGATGTTTCAGAAAATCAAATTGTACACAGAAAAACAGGCTCTGTTATTTTCTTCAAAGGTTTTAGAGAACAAGAAATTGTAAATATAAAAGGTCTTGAGGGTGTTGATATTCTTTGGATTGACGAGGCTGAAACTGTAACAAAAAGAGCAGTTGATGTTATTGTTCCAACAATAAGAAAACAAAACTCCATCATTATATTCACAATGAATAGATATGTTAAGAATGATGCAGTTTATCAGTATTGCACATCTCGCTCAACCTGTTTACATATTCACATCAATTACTATGACAATCCTCATTGCCCTCAGAAACTTATTGACGAGGCAGAGGAATGTAAAAAGGTTAATATGGCAGATTACAATCATATATGGTTAGGCAATCCGCTTGAGCAAGGTCTTAACTATCTTGTTATGTCTGAAAAGATTGAGCAAGCTCTTGCTCTTAAATGGAATGAAGAGAATCATCCAAACAATTCAATTATGGCAGTTGACTTCTCTGCAAGCGGCGGAGATTTATGTGTTGCCAAAAGACTTATTCAAAGGTCTGCAAATGTCTGGGAAGATGCCGAAACAGTTACTTGGACTGAGGCGGACACTGATATTACAAAAGGCAAAGTAATGAATTTGTATGCTAAATGGCAGCCAAATGTAATGATTGGAGATGCTGATGGATTAGGCTATCCGATAATGTGTTCGCTCAAAAACACTCTTGAGAATGTTGTGCTATTCAGAGGAGCTATGCAAGCAAAAAGTGTTACGACTGGTAATGCTAGAGCTGACGGATATATGGCAGTAAAAGAAATGCTTGAACATGGATTCTTGAGATTGAATTGCAGAAACACCGCAAGACAAGTTGAGTATATGAAAACAAAATGGAGTCCTAACACTGGCAGAACATATATTCTCGACAAAAAAGAAATCAGAAAAGAACAAAATGAATCCCCTGACTTTGCCGATACTTTAATGATGGCAATGTATGGACTTTATTATTACCCTTATTATTTTTCAACAAATACAGGAAAAACCAGTATTGCTACATTCAAGCTCAATACTGATTACAATCCGTTTGAAAACGATTAAGGAATTTATACAGAACAAAAGGAGAAAAGAAAATGTGTTCAACACCTAAAATGCCTGCTGCAGAAACAAAGACAACTGAAACTGTAGCAACACCGACATTAGCTGATGCATCAGTTTCAAAAGCATCAACAAACACAAGAAGTAAAGCCGCATCAACTGCAGGCAGAAATATTAAAACATCTGCAAGAGGTTTACTTGATGAGGCGAATACTCAGAAAAAAGGATTGTTAGGAGAATAAGATGGCTCGTAAAGGCTTAGAGATACAAGAAGAAAAAAAAGAACTAGAAAATGAGAGGAGAGTTGAAACCGAGAAAAAATCTCGTAAACCAAAAAACTTTTCATATTCTGTTCAATATTTTCAGAAAAGAAAATCTCAACTTGATAATACATTCAATCAAATCAAGCCTGACTTGATGGAATTGTCTGAATATTTCTCTCCAAGAATGAGCAGATTTCTTGTTTCTGATGTAAATAAACCAATCAGAAAATCTAAAAAGATTCTTGATTCTATTACCATTACTGCAGTAAAAAACTTTGCCGCAGGGATGCAGTCAGGAGCAACATCTGCAGCAACAAGATGGTTTAAGACTCAAATGAGAAACAAAGCTCTTAACAACATCCAAAATGTTAAGGTTTGGTGTTCTCAACAAGAAGAACTTACAAGAAGAATACTTGCAGAATCAAACTTCTATCAGCTCATGTTAGGTGCATATAAACAACTAGCAAGCTATGGATTTGCAACTCTTTCAATGGAATCAGACTATAAGACTGTTGTCAATTTTAAATTATTGCCAATAGGTTCTTATCGTTATGCAAAAGACCACAGAGGAGAGGTTGATACTCTTTGCAGACACTTCACAGAAACTGCGAAGAATATTGTTGATAAATATGGATATGAGAATTGTTCAGCAGAGGTTAAGTCCGCTTATGATGATAATGCTGACACTCTCTTTGAACTGGTCTATTTCGTTGAGCCAAACAAAGAATATAACGAAAAATCTCCACTTGCGAAACACAAGAAATATGTTTCTGTTACTTACCAAGTTGGAGAGGAAAAATTCTTAAAACACTCAGGATTTGACAGATTTCCATTCGCAGTGTTTGAGGCAGAAGTAAATGGAGAAGATGTTTATCCATCTAACTGTCCTGCAATTGAGGCTCTTCCTGATGCCAAGCAATTGATGACACAGGTCAAGGAATATGGAAAAGCAATTAAAAAACTTGTTTCTCCTCTCTATAAAGGTCCTGCATCATTGCAAAAGTTAAAAGGCTTGAATGATGCTGCAGGTCAGATTATTCCTGAGGATGAAAACGGAAGAGGACTTGCTCCTGTTTATGAACTAAATCCAAGAATACTTGAGCTTAAACAAAGTAATGATGAATTAAAACAAACAATCAAAGAACATTTCTACAATGACCTATTCTCAGTAATCTTGAACACTGCAGAAAGAACAAGAACTGCAACAGAAGTAAATGAGATTAAGGAAGAGAAAATGGTTCTCCTCTCTCCATTGCTTGACCAAGTTCATAAAGGCTTGAGAATGGTTCTTGATTGGATTTTCTTTGAAACATACGAAACAGGAATAATGCCAACTCCACCTGATGAAATAATCCAAGAAGATATGGAAACAGAATTTGTTTCTGCTCTTGCATTAGCTCAAAAGGTTAAAGGCATCTCATCAATCGAAAGGTTTACAACTTTTGTAACCAACTTGGCACAAGTTTCAGATGCAACACTAATCAAAAAAATGAATCTTGACAAGATTGTTGATGATTATGCAGAGATTGCAAATGTAAATCCTGAGCATGTTGTTTCTACAGAAGATGTAAACAAAATGCGTGTAGCAGCAGCTCAACAACAAGAGCAAGCTCAGCAAATGCAACAAATACAACAAGGTGCGGAGATTATCAAGAACTTAGGCGGCATTGATAGTTTTGGCGGAGAACTTGCAACTCGCATGGGAGTTGGCTAGTTCTTAAATAAAATTAGAATCTCTGAGGGCGGATTCTTAACGGAAATCATAAAGTTCTCTTCTTTTATATCTATACTCAGCAAAGCCCTCTTTTATAACGGAGAAAACAATGGACAAAAGAGAATTACAGACTCTTTCTAATGTCCTTAATAATGATTACGGTTTTAAATTTATCCTCACACTCCTCAAAGAGCTTGGAGCTTTTGAAAGAGGGTTAAATCGTAATGCCTCAGATAAAGAGGCTTTTATGACATTAGGCAAAAGGGAAAAGGGGCAATGGCTGCTAGATTGCATATTTCAGGCAAGCAAGCAGAAATACATGGAATTACTCACACAAAAGGAGAAAGAAAATGAGTGAAGAATTTGAAAATGGAACGACTGAAAACACTGAAACCACTGGAACAAATGCAGGATTGAATGTTGATGACAATGATAATCCTGATAACACTGGAAATGAGAGTGGTCAAAATGAGGGTGCAGGCAATAACTCTGATGGAGATGTTTATGGCTCTCCTGAAAGTTTCGATTATTCAGATGTGCAACTTCCTGAAAATATGGAACTTGATAAAGAGCTTATTGAAGAATTTAATCCGATTGCTAAAAAGTTCAATCTGTCAAACAAATCTGCAAATGAACTGATGAGCCTCGCAGTTAAGCTGACTCAAAAGAATACGGCAAAATTCGCTGACGAGTTCGCAGCTCAACTTCAAGATGCGGAGAGCAAATCATATCTGCAGCTATTAAATACAGATAAAGAACTGAATGCATATAGCGAGGAAGAGTATGACCAATACATCAACACCGCAAATCTAGGGATTAAATCCGTTGCAACAGATGGGTTTAAGAACTTGCTAAAACAAAAAGGATTAACCAACCATCCTGAATTTATCAAAACTTTTCACGCAATCGGCAAGCTCTGCAAGAATGACAGTCTGCCTGATGTGAAAAATCCAGTCGGTTCAAAACGAAATGCAGCCGACATTCTTTATGGTTCGCCTGAATCGTAATGAGTTGGTCGGTGTGAGCAACCGAAAAATTAAGCTCGTAGTTAGTAGTAAAAATATAAGGAGAAAATGAAATGGCTACAAAAGAAAACACTTTCCCTACATTGAAAGATTATTACTCTCAATTAGAGGGCGGAGAAATTACTGCAACAATCATTGACATGAATGTGTCAGCAAACCCAATGCTTGAGGATGCAGTTGTTATTGAGTGTAACGATGGCACAACTCACAAAACCACAGTAAGAAACGGATGCCCTGAACCACAATTCAGAAAATTCTATCAAGGTGTAAAATGCTCAAAAGGCGAATACACTCAAGTTACTGATGGTACTGCAATGTTGTCAGACTATTCAGAAGTTGACAAAGACCTTGCAGATTTGAATGGTAACACTAACCAATTCAGATTGAATGAGGCAGAGGCTCACATTCAAGGTATGAACAACACTGTTCAAGAAAATGTTATTTATGGTAACAAAGGCAAAAACTCATCTGCATTTGATGGTTTGGCTACTAGATACAACACCATCTCAAATACTGCAGGAGATATTGGTTACCAAGTTATTGATGCAGGTGGTACAGGCACAACTAACACATCAATCCACTTAATTGGTTGGTCTGATAGAGCTACACACTTTATCTATCCGAAAGGTTCTAAAGCAGGTCTTGAACATAACAACATGGGAGAGGTTACTGTACAAGATGCTGATGGCAACAACTATCAAGCATACAGAGATTACTTCTCTTGGAAAATCGGTCTTTGCGTTAGAAACTATCGTGCATCTGGTCGTATTGCTAACATTGATGTTGAGGAATTGGAAACTGCTGAGGCAGCTGACCTAATCAAACAGATGGTTAAGTTATACCACCGCTGCCAAAAATATGCAAAACTCACAAAAGCTAAACTTGTTTGGTATGTAAATGAAACTATTTTCACTTACTTACACTTACAAGCTCTCGAAAGCAAAAATGTGAGATTAACTTATCAAGAAGTTGGCGGAGAACCTTTGATTAAATTCTTGGGTATTCCTATCAAATTATGCGACCAAATTCTTGATACAGAGGACACAGTTAGGGCTGCTTAATTGCTGACTCCTTTCAAACCATAGTGAATGGCGGTAACACTCAAACTTTCCGCCTTGTTTAGAAATCACAATATATAAGGAGAAATAAAAATGTTACTAGATATGGAAACACTTTTTTCTAATGCTCAAGCAGTTACTGCTACAGGAGCATCAACAAATGTGATTCATACTGCTTTTGGCAAGTTGAAAGAAATCTCATTTGGCACACCATTACCATTATTGATTCAAGTTGTTGAAGATTTTACAGGATGTACTTCTGTTAAAGTTGCTGTTCAAACATCTGCAACAGAAGATTTTGCAGAAGTTGTTACTCTTGCTGAAACTGCAGCAATCCCAGTTGCCGAATTGGTTGCAGGCTACAAGTTCCCTATCAACTTTATGCCTAAAGGTAATCTTGGTTATACAAGATTATATTACACAGTTAATGGAACTGCTACTGCAGGTAAAATTGATGCAGGTGTTGTTGCAGGTCATGACAACTCTTATCAAGACATGTAG